CGCCGAGCGAGTGCGACTTTGCGACCCCGCTGCGCGTCGATTCCGCGTTCATCGAACCGGCTTCGCTCTGCGCCTTGCGGCCGCCGCTGTTCTGCGCGGGGCTCTTGGTCTTCAGACCGTCGTGTAGATTGCGAGGCTTCATGGCTCTGTCTCCCGAGTGGAACATAGTGTGTTGTGCGGTAGTGGTATCGCATTTCCGTCCGTTACACCATGCCCTGCGCGTCGCCTTCGACTTCAGCGATGCGCGCCGCCCATCCGCGCCCGAAATAGGGCCACGTCTTCAGCGACCGATCGAAGGCGAGGCGCTCGTCGCAAATCGCGCTGATGAGTTGCACGGGGTTGTCCTCGTTGACGGCGGCCAGCGTCTTCGGGCCGATGAATCCGTCATCGACGACGCCGGCCGCGCGCTGGAGCCATTTGACGGCCTGGTGCGGGCCGCTGTTCACTGCCCCGTCCATCACGCAATAATCGACGCCGGCAGGAAGCTGGTCGCCGCAAATGACGTTCCAGTACCAGGAGCGATAGATCGCCTCGGCCTCGTTGGGATCGAGGAACTTCACGCTTCGGGTCGGCTGCTTGTGAGCGGTGCGCCAGAGGTCATACTGGTGCTGCGTCACGCCCTCGTTGGTGGCGCCGCCGGGGTCGTGCGGGTTGTTGACGAAGCCGCCTTCCAGCAATTCGATGCGCTGGAGCACATTGGGGAAGTTGCTGTTCATTTGTGCCATGAGACGCCGAACGCGGCGGCGATGGAGAGGACGGTCGAGAGGAGCCATAGGGCGAAGATACGCGCGCCGGTCCACCGCTGCCGCTCCTGCTTCAGATTCTCCACGTCCTCGCGAAGCTGCAATACGTCGCGCGCGATCGGTTCGACCGCCCGTGCGATGGTGGCCTCTGTGCTGCGTTCGAAGTCGCGGCTAAGGGTACTCATCTTGCCGTCGATGAGACCGTGCAGCCGCCCCACCTCGCGAGTGAGGCGCTCGGGCAGACTGGAAAGCGGAGTGAGGTCGTTGGCGAGTTTGTGCCAGCGGTCATGCTGGTAGTCCTTCTCGGCTTCGAAGCTTGCGGTCAGTGCGGCGATACGCTCGCCCAACTCCTGCGTCGGGGTACTCCGGGTCGTCATCAGCTCACCGTCAGATCGAAATTGATGACGGCACTCGCGAGGGCTGTGCCGCCAGCTGGCCTGATTTCGAGAAGCACGGCGGCAAGGGCTTCCCCCGTGCCTGCCCGCGCGAAGCTCCATGACTGAGTGGTGCCGAGGTTCGTCCACGCATTGTAGGTACCGCTCTGCGACGACACGCCCGAGCTCGACTGGAGCGTGGCGTGGATTTCGAACGCGCTGTTCACACCGTTCAGGAGCCACTTGTAGTTCGTGCCCTGCGAATCCGTGACGGTGCCGTTGCTGTTGACATTGATCTGGCCGCCAGCGTTCGCGGGCGCGGTGGTGTTCGCGACGATGCTATCGGGGAGCAGCTTGACCGCGACACCGGCCAGCATCATCGCGGTTGAAAAGCCGGTCACGAGAGCGCCGTCCCGGCGATGAGCCACGAGGTGGCGCTCACCTTGCGAAGCCGCGCCTCGCCGTTCGGCCCGAGCGTGCGGGTGCCGGTCGTGGTCGTCCCCGACAACGTGAGCGTGTCGGTGGTGATCGCGATGGAGAGGTTGCTGGCGTTGAGGTTGGTGACAAGGATGACGCTATCGACGGGTATCGCCGTCGACGCATTGGCCGGGATGGTGAGCGTCAGGCCCGCGCCGTTCATGTTGATCGCTGTGCCGACATCGGCAATCGCCAGCTGGTAGTTCGCGGTCTTGGTGACTGCCGGGATGCCGAGGAAGCCGGGGCAGTTGGCGGCCGATCCCGGCGTCAGCGGGCCGCTGGCGATGAGGTTCGTCGTCGATAGGGTCGTCGCCGAGACCGCGTTGAGCATCGACAGGTTGCTCGCGTCGTCGAGCTGGAAGATGACCGCCGTGTTGGCATCGTTCACCACCTGGAGCGCGCCGCTGTGCGCGCGGAGGATCTTGCTCGGGTGAGTGCCGTCGCCAGTGAAGAGGATGCCCGCGCCGAGGTTGTTGAGCGGGTCCGAAATCGCCAGCAGCGCGCTCGAGCCTCCGCCCGCGCCCGTAAGGCCGCCGTTGAGGATGACCGCTCGAGAGGTCGGCGTCAGCGCCGTGATGACCGCCCCGGCATTGCCGGTGATGAGCCCCGAAGCCGTGATCGCGGCGAGGCTCGTCGCCCCCGTCACTCCGAGCGTCGAAGCAATCGAGACCGGCCCGGTGAACGCCGACCCGGCGAGCAGCGCATAGCCGTTGAGCTGCGACAGGTTCACCGCGTCGTTGGCCGCCGTGCCGTTCGCGAGGTTGTGGATTTGGGTCGCCTGCGCGTTCATGCCGGCGCCGCCACCAGCGTCGAGCAGCGCGCGGTTCAGCGCGGCCAGCAGGTAATTGAAATCGGCCATCACCGGCACGGCGTCGTTGGTCGTTCCGTTGGAGATGGGATTGGGAAGGGCGAGGCCGTTTGCTACTGGCATGTCTATCTCACACGTCGTTCATGTTGACGGGCTGAACCGAAAAATAGAGGTTGCCGATGGCTTGCCCCGCACCGGCCTGAAAGCTCGCGCTGACACGCGCCTGGCGGAACACCAGCGGGTTTGGGAACTTCAGGAAATATTCGCGCAGCAGCGACAGGGCCGCGCCCCACGTACCGGACCCCCACTGCGATGCTCCCCACAAGGTGGCCGCCGCCGCCTGCCCGTTGAACGCGCACGCTCCGAGCGTCGTGCCGCGGTCGTCGTCGGCCTCGACGTTGACGAAATCGGCATTGCCGAGCGCCATCACGAGCGTGCCCTGCATGACCTTGTTCCAGCGCTCGGCCTGGTTGTCGGGCAGGAGCACGGTGCGGTACTGGCATTGCAGCCGCGAACCGTTCTCGACGTAGCTCGAATTGTAGTTCGGGATCGCGTCGCTGCGCCAAATCTGGCCGTTGACGCCGACCGGCGCGAGGAGGAACGACGCCCCCGAGATGTAGGGCTGGATCGCGCGGGCAGTGATCGTGTGCGGCCCGGTCCACACCCGCATGTTGATGTCGAACCAGTATTCGCTGGTCGGGTTGCCCGCCTGCGATGCGTCTTGCACCGTCGCCCGGTAGATGTTCTCGGCGTAGGCGGCGACGATGCGCGAGGGGTAGAGCGCATTGAGGAACGGGATCGCAACGCCCTGCCCGTCGACGTTCAGCGGCTCCGACAGCGTACCCGCCAGCGTCAGCACGCGAAGGCCGTCGACCGCGAGGAAGGTGGTCCCGTTCGGCGTGCCGACGATCGAGCGCGGCGCCAGCGTGCCGACAGAGCCCGCCACGGCGTTGAGCCCGAAGCTGCTGGATGTCGCGTCGCCCGTCACCTGCCACAGCGTGCCAGCGCCCTTGAAGACGGTCATCGACTGCTGGATGCCGCCCGTCAGCTGCGAGGTGAGCGGAACGCCCGCGAGCGCCGTGATGTCGGTGTTGTCGCCGACGAGTACCGCCTGCGTCGCGGCCGACACCTGCAATGGCATGATCGGGTCGGAGAAAACGAGGTACGGACCCGCGCCCACATAGTTGCGGCTGTTGAAGCCGTAGCAGCACGTCGGGACGACGGTGAGCGGGTTGGTGTTGAAGTTCCCTGCGCCCCATCGCGGCGCGCTCGGCGTCCCGCCCGATATGGCGATGGTCTCGACGTTGGCGCTCGCCGTCGCGTTGGCGCTCATCGTGATCGAGCCGCCGCCCGCGAAGTTGACCGGCGTTGCCGTCGCGGTGCCGATCGCCGCCTGGCTGAGCGTGACGGTCGTTCCGCTGATGCTCGCAACATAGGTGCCGGGCGCGAACTGAGCGCCGCTGACGGTCATCCCCGGCGCTACGCCAGCCACCGACGCCAGCCCGTCGAGCGTGGTCGTCCCGTGGGTGTTGCCGGTGGTATTGAGGCTGAAGGTGCCGTTCGCGCAGCTGACGACGTAGGCGCCAGCGGGGATCCCGGCCCCGGTGATAAGCTGACCCGGCTGCACGCCCTGAAGGATGGGCGCCGAATTGCCGACGGTCGTGTACAGCGACGAGATGATCTTCGAGCCGCTGGTGACGTTGCCGATGACATTCTGAGCGTAGCTGCTGGTGTCGATCCAGC